ACAACACAGCGTCTCCAGTTGCTAAATCAGGCGGAAAAGATGCGAAAGCAGATGCAAAAGGTTTAGTCCAAGGTGGTGAGGAAAAAGGTAGACCTGCACCAAAGGCTAAAGAGCATGACGGCGGAAACATCAACAAACCTGGTAACAAAAGTGCGGCTCCAAAGGCGGCAAAGGCTCAACACGCAGACGGAACTGATGGTTCTGCTAAGAAATCTGCGATGGGCAGTTAATAATTGTTGTATTTAGGATAACGGATGTTACAACTACGTGAGACACTGACTTTCGACCAAGCGGGTATTGTCGTTGAGTCTAAGGATGAAAACAACGGTAAAAGCCTTTACATGAAAGGCATATGCATTCAAGGTGGTGTGAAGAACGCCAACCAGAGAGTGTACCCTGTTAACGAAATCCAAAGGGCTGTCAGTACGCTCAACGATCAAATCAAGGGAGGATATTCAGTTCTCGGTGAAGTTGATCATCCAGAAGGCTTAAACATCAATTTGGATCGTGTATCACACATGGTTAATGAAATGTGGATGGACGGACCTAACGGATACGGAAAATTAAAAGTATTACCAACACCGATGGGGGCTCTAGTTAAAACAATGCTGGAAAGCGGAGTTAAATTAGGGGTCTCATCGCGTGGTAGTGGTAATGTATCAGAAGACGGATCCGGAAAAGTATCAGATTTTGAAATTATTACCGTTGACATAGTTGCACAACCATCGGCGCCAGGAGCATATCCTAAGCCAATCTACGAGCACCTAATGAACACAAACGGCGGTTATAAAGCATTTAACTCAGCAAGGGACAAACAGGCACAACAATATCTAAAAGAAAAACTAGTAAACATAATTGGAAAACTCCAATCTAAGTAGAGGAGAAAAATAAAATGTTAGAAGCACTGAAATCACTTTTTGAAACGAACGCAATTTCGGAAGAGATCAGAGCAGAAATAGAATCAGCGTGGAACAAGAAAGTTGAAGAAAACAAACTTGCTGTTACTGCCGATTTGAGAGGTGAATTTGCAGAGAAGTATGAACACGACAAAGCAAATTTAACTGATGCTGTAGATAAAATGGTATCAGAGAGAATCGAAGCAGAAATGGCTGAGTTCGCGGAAGACAAGAAGCAGTTAGCAGAAGAAAAAGTTAAGTATGCTACTCAAATCCGTGAGCATTCAGAAAAACTGAAAGCGTTTGTTTTTGAACAACTTAAAAGCGAAATTGCTGAACTACACAATGACCAAAAAGTAATGGCTGAAAACTTCAGCAAACTTGAGGACTTTGTGGTTGAGGCTCTATCTAAAGAAATAAGTGAGTTCCAAAAAGACAAACAAGACGTTGCCGAAACAAAGGTACGTCTAATACGTGAAGCAAAGGCACATTTTGAAAAAGTAAGAAACAACTTCATATCAAAAGGCGCTGACAAGGTATCAGAAATAGTAGGCAAAACTCTTAACAAAGAGATTAGTTCGCTAAAAGATGATATTGATGCGGCACGTAAAAATGACTTTGGTCGCAGATTGTTCGAATCTTATGCTCAAGAATACACACAAAGTTTCTTGAACAGCAAGAGCGAAACTTCAAAACTTCTAAAAGTTGTCGATACAGCGAAACAACAATTAGAAACTGCGAAAGAGACTGCCAACGAGAAAGAAAAGATCATTGAGAGTAAAGATAAAGAAATCGAAGATCTTAAGAATGCGGCAGAGAGAGATTCAGTAATCAATGAATTAATTCAACCATTGAATGCTGAACAAAAAGATATAATGACTAATTTACTGGAGAGTGTACAGACCGGACAACTAAGAAAACAGTTCGAAAAGTATGTACCGGCTGTAATAAACGGTAGGTCTCCAGCGAAAAAACAGGCTTTAAAAGAAGGCACAGAAGTAACAGGCGACAAACAAATAGTAAACGCAGGTCAATTCAACAGCAAACTTGTTGATATAAAAAGACTTGCAGGTATATAAGGAGAAACGACAAATGTCAGAACTAACAGAAACTCGCTGGCAGGATACAAAGAGTGCGTTATTAGAAGGCTTAACTGGAAACAGAAAAGCAGTTATGGAGTCGACTTTAGAGAATACTAAAAAGTATTTGGCTGAGGCGGCAACAGCAGGTGCTACATCTGCCGGTAACGTTGCAACTTTGAACAGAGTGATCCTACCGGTGATCAGACGGGTTATGCCTACTGTGATCGCGAACGAAATCGTTGGTGTACAACCAATGACAGGTCCAGTTGGACAAATCCACACTCTAAGAGTAAGATATGCAGAGACTCAAAACGCTACTGGTACATCAAATGATGTAACAGCAGGTGAAGAAGCATTATCTCCATTCAAAATAGGTCAAGCCTATTCTGGAGATGGCACTGCCGGAAAAGCAGACGCAACAGCATCTAAAGAAGGTGTTGGTGGTAATGCAATGTCAATCCAAATCTTGAAACAGACAGTTGAAGCAAAAACTAGAAAGTTACAAGCAAGATGGACATTTGAGTCGGCACAAGATGCTCAAGCACAACAAGGCATTGATGTAGAGGCTGAAATCATGGCGGCATTAGCACAAGAAATTACTGCTGAGATCGACCAAGAGATCATCAACTCATTAAGAGACCTAGCGGCTACTGAAGAAACATACAACCAAGCGGCAGTATCAGGTACGGCAACGTTCGTAGGTGATGAACACGCGGCATTGGCAGTATTAATCAACAGAGTTGCTAACAAAATCGCACAAAGAACAAGACGTGGTGCAGGTAACTATGCAGTGGTATCACCACAAGCATTAACTATACTTCAGTCTGCAACAACTTCTGCGTTCGCAAGAACAACAGAAGGTGCGTTTGAGGCTCCAACAAACCAAAAATTCGTTGGTACTTTAAACAGTGCGATGAAAGTATATGTTGACACATACGCGGCTGACGACACGGCAGTATTAGTAGGTTACAAAGGCTCATCTGAAGCAGATGCGGCGGCGTTCTACTGTCCATACATTCCGTTAATGTCAAGCGGTGTTGTTCTTGACCCGTCAACTTTTGAACCAGTAGTGTCATTTATGACAAGATATGGTTACATTGAGTTGTCAAATACAGCGTCTTCACTAGGTAATGCTGGTGACTACGTGGGTGAAGTTGCAATATCTAACGTATCTTTTGCATAATATAGAGCAATAAGAAACTTTATTAAAAGGGCGGCTTTTTTAAGTCGCCCTTTTTCATTTATAAGCAATCAGGAGATATAAAATGAAGAAAATGTTAAAGAGTAAAAAGACATGGATTGCAGTTGCAGTTGTTGTGATTGTATTTGCATGGGTACTTTGGTCAGGACAACCTGCACCGGAAGTAACGCAATAATAGATTTCAATTTTAATCTAACTGAAGGGCGGCGATGAAGATCGGTCCGTCCTTTTTTTATGACTGAATAACAGCACATAATTTCTTTCATTTCCCACGTAAGTATTATTGTGAAGTGGTTAGTGATATATTTTTACCTATCGGGTGTTTGGATAGCCGGGGATTTTGTTCATCCTGAAGGCTGGAGCAGTATCCAATATGCTACCGAAAAAGAGTGCATAACACATATGAACTATGCCAACGAAAACCTCCAAAAAAGCGACAGATTTGCCAACAATGCCAAAGCAGTATGCATGGCACATAAGCCAGGACCATTCACACCAGCACCAAAATTTTAGTTGACAACATAACCAAAATTTGTTATATTATTAGTGTATGAAGAACATCGCGATAATAACACTAGCAATCTTATTCTTATCTGCTTGTAGTGTATCTAATCCAAAAGTTTCTTTGGGTAAAAAATGTGTGGTAAAAGACGACAGCGTCAGTTACTCATATGTTTGGATATACGACAAAAACACAGGTTTACCTGCGTCAGAAGAACAGTGCAAAGCACTACCTAAGAAAGACTAGTAATGGAACTAATCCAGCCAATCTTTGTGAACCAATCTGGCTCCACTAGAGAGGCTGGTTTAGGAGTTGAAAATAAAAACTATTCCCAGACAGACTTATTTGAAAGAATTCAAAAAGATATAGATTTAGGTGTAGACAGTTTCTTGTTGTTTACTACACCCGACACCAAAACATGGTTACCAACTTGGGACTGGCAATCCGAAATAGTAAACAAAATTAAAAACAAATTTCCGAAAATAGAACTGATTGTTGACGTGTGTTTATGTTCAACTCTGCCGGACGGTCATTGCAGAGTGATGGATAAACCGGACACA